ACAGGAACTGATAGAATTTGTCGTCCGCCATGTTGTCATTTTGGATCTTCCCGGCGTTGCCTTCGTAGTTCACGTTATAGGGCGGGTCGGTCACCGTGAGGTTTGCGAGCTTTCCGTCCATCAGCAGGGTGAAAGTGTCCGCCTTGGTACTGTCGCCGCAGACGAGGCGGTGATTGCCGAGCAGCCACAGGTCGCCGAGCTTCGTGACGGTGGGCTTTTTCAGTTCCTCATCGATGTCGAAATCGTCCTCTTTGACATTTTCCGCCGCGCCGGACAGCTTGTTGAGCTCCGCATCGGTGAAGCCGAGCAGAGAGACGTCGAAGGCATCGGCCTGCAGGTCGGACAGTTCGACCGCCAGCATTTCTTCATCCCAGCCCGCGTTCATGGCGAGACGGTTGTCCGCGAGTATGTAGGCGCGTTTCTGCGCTTCGGTCAGGTTCTCCGCAAACACGCAGGGAACCGTTTTGTAGCCTTCCTCCTTCGCGGCGGCCACACGACCATGCCCTGCGATGATGTTGTAGTCGCTGTCGATGATCACGGGAGAGACAAAGCCGAACTCCCGGAGGCTGGACCGAAGCTGTGCGATCTGCTCCTTGCTATGCGTCCTGGCATTCCGGGCGTAGGGCACCAGCTTGTCGATGTCCACTTTTTCAAAGCGTTCTGTATTCGCCATTGGTTATTTCCCTTTCCGCGCCGTCAGCAGGCGCTCCATCAGATCGTCTTGCGGATTGTCGCCGTTGTAACCAGCAGCGCAATTTTCCTTCACGATCTGAAAAATCTCAGCCCAGTCCGCACGGGTCTGGCACTTGAAGCTGTTTGCCATCGTGACATAGGGTGAGGCGATGGCATTGCCGGTGGTGGGATGCTTGGCAAGAAAACCGTATTCCGTGATGGCCTCCTCGCACTGAATCCAGCGGGCCGCGCTCATAGCGTAGCGTTCGATGGTATCTGGAGGAACGAGGTGCGCACAGCCACGGTCGGAGAGCCATTCCCAGACGGATTTGTAAATGTCGGCGGCGGGCAGAGCTTTACCGTTTTTCTGGACCGCAGAGAGCATTTCTTTCGGCTCCGGCATGTCCTGACCACGCAGGTCCGGAGCATTTTTGAATTCCATAACGGTGAGCGGGTGCTTTCCCGGATTGCCATCCGCAATTTTATCTGCTAACGGCTTCCGTTTTGCCCCAGCACCGGCTCTGAGGCCGCCACGGTTTGTACCGTCTTTGGCCATGCGGCAACTCCTCCTTCCTCGGCGGGGTCAATACCCCGTTTGATTCCGCGTTTTAACGAAGATGACCCCACGCCCGTTCCCCGGCGATATGTGCGCAGAGATTCAAACCGCCCTACCGGTCAAGCGCGAAGTGATTATGTTTTCGTGATTTTTGTATTTGTTTTGGTCTGTAGCAAAATGTGATACAGACCTCGCGGAACTGCATTTTGTTCCCATCCTTAACGATCGTGCCAGCGGTCGCCCATCTCGGCAGTGATCTTCGAGTGGCACGGTGTGCAGAGCGCCTCAAGATTGGAGTCGACATGCGTGCCGCCGCGAGAGAGCGGAAGTCTGTGATGGACTTCGGTTGCAGGGGCATAGACGCCGCGCTTCAGGCACTCCTCGCAGAGAGGGTGGGCGGCGATGTATCTGTCACGGATGCGCTTCCACGCACGGCCGTACCGTTTCTTCTCTACAGGATCGCGGTCGTACTGTTCGTACTGCTTGTCAATGAGCTTCTGATGCTCCTCGCAGTAGCGGCCGGGCACCAGCTTCGGGCAGCCGGGATAGCGGCAGGGCGTTAAAGGTTTGTGCGGCATGGCTGCCTCCTTTCGGGCATAAAGAAAGCCCTCGCGGGTTTGGCCCCGTGAAGGCTCTCCGGATTCAATTTTCCTATTGTAATGATACCACATTCGCCCTGTGCGAAATAGTGCGTTTTACTGCGCCGACAAGATTTCCTCTACTTTTTTCAAAGCATCGTTGTGTACCTCATAAACGTGACGCACCCGGAAATCCATCTCCACGGCAATCTGTTCCCAGGACTTATAGCAGAGGTAGCGTCCTTCCAGCAGAAGCTGACAGTCTATATCGTCCACGGCTTTGATGGTCTTCACAAGGTCGCACTTGATATCCACCAGAGTGTCAATGTCGCGGTTGATCTCCGCTTCCAGATCCACGATCTTCGCAATGGCGTCCGCCATCTGGGAGTTGCCGGGGCTGGGATTGTGGGGCATCCCGGTCAGGCGTGAGGTACACTTGGTGGCGAGGTCGTTCAGCAAAGCGATTTGGTCGATCTTGCTGTTGATGCGGTTATCCAAGCGGAACGCCTGGGACAGATACTCTTTCGCCTCCATCTCACGCCACCTCCTCGCGCAGCATCCGAAGCAGCGTTTCTCCGTCGACGGAGGTCAGCAGCGTGTACCATTCGGAGCGGAAAAACCGTTCCACCTCCGACTTGTCCTGCAGCGCCGGGGTGTATTTTGGATTTCGCTCCAGCGTGCGCAGCGCGGCGCGGTAGTCATTCGCGGCCTGTACAATTATCGCGTTCGCCAAATTTTCATAGGGTGTGTTCATGATCTGTACCTCCGATTATTTTTTGTTCCCTCGGATTGGCACGGATTGTCATAGATTGTCTTAGATTTGCAGGTCCGCTTTTACGGCGTTGATGAGAGCCGCCTGTGTGCTGTCCTTTTGCGAGAGGGCTTTTAGGATGCGCTCGTCGATGGTGCCTTTGGTGACGATGTGCTGCACCACAACGGTATCCGCCGTCTGGCCCTGTCTCCACAGACGGGCATTGGTCTGCTGGTAGAGTTCCAGCGACCAGGTCAGCCCGAACCAGATGAGTGTGGAGCCGCCGGACTGCAAATTGAGTCCGTGTCCGGCAGAGGCAGGATGAATCAGCGCCACAGGTATCTCTCCGGCATTCCACCGCTTGATGCTGTCGGCCGTGTCCAGCTTGGAAAACGGGATGTGGAGTTTGTGCAGGCACTCGGAGATTCTGGCGAGGTCATGCTTGAACCAGTAGGCCACCAGCACGGGTTTCCCGTTTGCCGCCTCAATCAAATCCTCCAGCGCATCCAACTTGCGGTCATGAATATGGACTATGCTGCCGACATCGTCATAGACTGCGCCGTTGGCCATCTGAGAGAGCTTGTTCGATAAAGCGGCGGCGTTGGCCACAGTGATATCGCCGTCTGGAAGCTGCAGCACGAGGTCGTCCTTCAGATCGTCGTAGCGTTCCTGTTCTTCCTCGGAAAGCTGCACCTCATATTCGCTGCTGACGAGCTCCGGCATCTGCAGGTGATCTGTGGACTTCATGCTGATCGTGATATCCGCGATTTTTCTGTAGATGGCCTTTTCTGCGCCGGGCAGCGGCTTGTAGGAGTAGATGATCTGGCCGTTCCTCTTGTCCGGCATGAAGTAGTTGGTGCGATACTGCCCAATGAAGCGGCCGAGGCGTTGACCCATATCCAGAAGCCGGTATTCAGCCCACAGATCCATGAGGCCGTTCGCGGAAGGCGTGCCGGTAAGTCCCACGATGCGCTTAACCTTGGGGCGGACCTTCATTAACGCCCGGAAGCGTTTTGCCTGATAGCTTTTGAAGGACGACAACTCATCGACTACCACGGTATCGAAGTCGAACGGGACACCGCTGCCTTCGATGAGCCACTGGACGTTCTCTCGGTTGATAATGCAGATGTCAGTCTGCTGCAGAAGCGCCGCTTTACGTTCTGCCTCGTTTCCAACTGCCACCGCGTAGGTCAGTAGTGACAGATGGTCCCATTTCTGAAGCTCGGACGGCCAGGTACCGGAAGCCACTCTGAGGGGTGCGATCACAAGTATTCGGTGCGCCTCGAAGCTGTCGAACAGCAGGTCCATAATGGCGGTCAGCGTGATGCTCGTTTTCCCTAAGCCCATATCAAGCAGGACTACCGCAATGGGGTGCGTCTCGATGTAATCGATGGCGAAGGTCTGGTAGTTATGTGGCTCGTATTTCATCAAGAATCCCTCCAATCTGACCGGTGTCGTCCAACACATAAACTTTGAAGCCCAGCTTTTGCAGCATCCGGTGTCTGGCTTCCTGTATAGGGCGCGGCACCTTGCCGGGGGCCTTGACTTCCACGAAGGCCATGCGGCCACCAGGTAAAAGGACAATACGATCCGGCATTCCATCAAGACCTGGGCTCGTAAATTTGGGAGCGATTCCGCCCAGCGCTTTTGCCGCTTGTGTCAGTTTTGCTTCTATTGCTTTTTCTCTCATTTCAGTGTCCTCCATCAGGGATTTAAAGAGGGGGTGTTGACCTCGACGACCTCATTACATAAACTTTTTCTTATACAATTTTTTATGCCCCTAAGAAAAGTTCCAGTAAAAGAGGTCGTCGAGGTCAACATTTGGTAGTTATTTCAGAAAATCCTCAAAATCTCCGTCGTCTGTTTTCAACCGCAGTCCGACAAAGAATCGCTTGCCTCTGGGATTGATTCTCTTAAAACCGGCATTCTCCAACGCAAAGTAGAAATCTGCGGTGCTGCGGACATACTCGTTTGTGTCAATGCTGTAATTACGGTATGCCTGATACAAGGCACCGGAGCTTTCACGGAAACTGGCATTGACCTCACATTTGTCCTCAAGAAAATGGCCAAACCAGTCGTTCTGCGCCCGGTACTCATCAATGGCTTTCCGCACGCATGTCGGAATCGGGATTTGGTAATTCAGCGCGATGACCTTCTGGGCACCTTCGATGATCCAAGTGAGGATGCTTTCACCGGCGTTGTTGTAAAGATACTCGCCGTAGTTCTTGATGTCGCTGGAGCCTTCGATTTTGGCGTCGAACGGGATGACGATCAGCCTGCGCCAGATACCATCGTCGGAAGCGCTGACCTTTGGCAGGTGGTTGGTGTAGAGAACCAGCGTATGGCAGGGCGTGAAGCTGAACGGGTCCTTGTACTTTTTCTCGGCGAACACATCGTCGGTGGAACAGAGCTGTTTGACGGTGGAGTCGTTGAGCCTCGCGCCTTCCTGCATTTCCGCCGCGATCAGCAGACGCTTGCCTTTGACCTCGGCCAGCTCCGGCTTGATGTTGCGGCGGCAACCGACTGTCAGGGTATCGGCGGAGATATTGCCGCTGTAAAGGCCCAGCACACGGGAGACGGCATTCCAGAAGGTCGATTTGCCGTTCCGTCCGCAGCCGTAGGAGATGATAAGCGCTTCCACAAAAACCTTTCCGATGGCGGCCAGCCCGCAGATCATCTGGACATAATCGATGAGCTCCTGATTTCCGCAGAAGATCAGGTTCAGACTGTCCTGCCAGAGCTGTTCGCCTTTGCCGCTGGGTGAAACGGACGTGATCTTGGTGATATAGTCCTCCGGGGAATGTTCCCTCGCTCCGGCGATGCCTTTGCGAAGATCATAGGTGGCTTCCGGCGTACAGAGGAGAAAACAGTCGGCGTCCAGATCGCGCGGCGAGATCTCCAGCATGGGGTGTGACTCCTTCAGCGTCGCGGTGATATTCTTGGAATCACGGCGGCGAATCGCAAAGGACTGGTATGCTTTGGCCGCGAGAAACTCGGCGTAGGCTTCGGCCTGCGCGTCATTGAACAACGCTTCGGCCTTCGCCTTGGAGGTAGTGTCGAGGATGCCCTGCGCACCGCAGTCGGTCAGCTTCTTGGCGGCGGCCAGCAGGTCCTTCGTCGCTTCTTCCAGTTGGCGGCGGGTCAATTCATGGGCGACCGCCTGTGCGCCGGGCTCGGTTTCTTTCCAGTAGTGCTCCGTATAACGAATGAAGTGCGTCGCCGGCGAATAGCGCAGTTCACCGGAGAAGTGCTTCGCCAGCACCTCGGCCTGCCCGACGTCGGAGAAATCTTCGGGCTTATATGAGGTGTCATTGTTATAGACCTCAGGTGGCACATAGCCATCCTGCTGCTGCACTCTGGCATAAAATCTCTGTGCGCTGTGCCAGATGGTCGAGAGTTCGGAGTCCTCCAAAGGCGGCGTGCATTTTGCGGCTTCATCGAGGAAGCACTGATAGGCATCCGCGCTATCGCCGTATTTCTTGATGACCCGGCCGGCGAAGCGTGACATGGTGGCGTTGCGGCTGCCTTCTGGAATGACCAGACTGGCTTGATGGCCGCCAGCCATATCCGTATCAAAATCGTCGTCCTCCAGAAACTCTGTCAGATTCATACTGCCGGGAAAGAGCTCAACCTCGACGGTGGTAGTGCCGAAAAAGAAGCGTGCTGCGTCCAGCGCCTTAGTATCGAAGTACGGGAAGATGGAATTGACCAGCTTTTTCATGTCGCTGTAAGCGGCTGCGTCTGTTATGCGTATGATCGGGAAAAGGATATGGAACTTCGGCCGGGCGGGTTTTCCGTTTTTCTCGCGCATGTTGTAGCGGCTGTAGTGGACCGCAAAGTAGACATTCGGGAATGCGGCGGCGACGTCAGCCGGCAGGACCCAATCGGCCGGGTCCTCGGAGTGGTCGTTGTCACAGTCGACCGGGAGACAATCCGCGCCGAGAAAATTGTCACCGCTTCGGTAGCTGTTTTTGTACTCGGCGCAGACGTAGTCATGGCAGACCGCCGCCCGCAGGCTGTCCTCATCAGTGACCTCGGTTTTGTTGGGATAGGAGCAATTGCCGGGATTGCCGACGATGTCGGCGCTATACAGGGTAAACATCAGTCGTGCACCTCCTTTGCGCCGTCCTCCAGCACATTGGTGATGAACTTGAGCGCGGTAATGATCGTTTCGAGCTCACAGTCGCCGCCGAGTGTAACTTCAAAACCCTCGCTGCCAAACTTGTCCCGTGTCACATGGACATCCATCTCCGTGGAAGCCAGATCTTTAATACGGAAGTAGGTACGGCTGCCGTGCCCGCCGTCGCCACCCTGATAACCGTTCGTACCGGCTTCAACTTCGAGAATATTAGCGCTTACGATTTCGCGCTTATAAGTAGGAACCTCTATGCCGCCGATGCGGTGTGTACCTTCAGTGATTGCAAACATTTTGTACCTCCTCCAATTCTTCTGTGAAATAACGCAGGTGGTAGTTCTTCCACCTGGCTCTTTTGATTTCCGCCGTCATACCGGCTGTGATGTTGTTGCCGAATACCCAGACCTCCGAGCATTTGCTCATAAGGGCGTTTCCGAAGAACATCCCAAGTTCACGTTCGTTCGGATCGGCGTCATTCAGGAACTGCGGAAACAGCAGATGCGGCGCAATAGGGATATAGCCCTTGTCTACTGCGAACCGGCTGTAACCGCGTGCCGCATTGACGTTCTTTTCGATATCTCCCGCGTAGGGAGAACAGATATATACGATTGGCCGGAAAGCGCGGAGTGCGTGTTCCTCATTTTCAATCAGCGTAAGGGCTTCATAAGCAGTTGGGTCATAGTAGCCCTCAGCGTTGCGTTTATCGATACTCATTTATGAGCCTCCTTTCCGGGCAGGCTTTTAGTCCACCTCTATTACCCAATGGAGCCGAAAACCCGCCTTGGCCGAAAACTTCTCAGTCTTTTTTATAAAAATCTGTCTCATAGCCATCCGCACGGAGAAGAAGGCCCTTTGCCCACGGCGGGGTTCTACCCATCTGATCGCAGACAGCCTGCAGAGACATACGCGAATCAGCCTCAATGACCAGTTCATCGTGGATGTGCATGACAATGGAGCAGTTTCGAAGCGTCTGCATGGCGTAGCAAAGAATGTCGCGCGAGGTGGCCTGCACGATGTTTTCCACAAATTTTGGACCATAAGAATCGAGGCGTTCCCATTTCTTCGTGCCGCCGACGCCTTCATAGGTGATGCACTGTCCGCCGAACTTGTTCTCACCGATACGTGGCTTCACATAGGCGAGCCTCCGGCCAGAAGGCAGCGTGATAAAAAGCATCCCGCTCTGACAGGAGAACACGATGCCGTGCGTACTGTTGGTGTGCTTATTGCGGACCGCCTCAAGCGCCGCCCGGTCCACATCCCACCAGAACTTTACGATATTAGGGTTGGTCTGCCTCCACGCATCAACCAGCGGAGGAAGTTCCTCCTCTGTGAGCCCCATCTCCAGAGCACCCATCGCTTTGAGGGCACCGACCGAGCCGCCGTAACCGAGCGCCAATTCCGCAATTTTTCCTTTCTGCCGCAGGTGGCCGTTGATGCCGTGCTTCTTGACCGGAACCTTGAACATCTGGCTGGCGCTGGCGCAGTAAATGTCGCCGCCCTTGGCGAATACGTCTTGTCGCCATGTCTCACCGGCGAGCCACGCGATGACACGAGCTTCGATGGCGCTGAAGTCTGATACGATAAATTTGGCTCCGGCTCTTGGCACAAAAGCGGTGCGGATAAGCTGTGAAAGTGTGTCTGGGACATCTTCATAGAGAAGCTCCAGCGCGTCGAAATCTCCGCAGCGCACAAGAGCGTGGGCTTGTTCCAGATCGGGAAGATGGTTCTGAGGCAGATTTTGCATTTGGATCAGTCTGCCTGCCCAGCGCCCGGTTCTGTTAGCACCATAAAATTGGAACATGCCACGAGCCCGGCCATCGGCACAGACAGCGGTCTCCATTGTCTGATATTTCTTCACGGACGATTTGGCAAGCTGCTGCCGCAGGGAGAGCGCTTCGCCGAGCGGTTCCGGCGCGGTCTTCAGCAGTTCGGCGACGGCCTTTTTGCCGAGCGTATCGGTTTCGAGACCGTTATCTGCAAGCCACTGCTTCATCTGCTGCACCGAGTTTGGATTGTCCAATTCGGTCAGTTTTTTCATAGCCGAGGTGAGCTGCTGACGGGAGCGACCGTCCATATCGATTGCCTGTCTGACCAGCGTCATATCCAGTGCGACACCACGGTCGTTGATCTCCTGATCG